TCAAAGCTCTTAGCCCACCAGGTAAGCCCTTATCGGCACAACCGCTTTACGCTCACACCCATTTGGTGCTATCGCAAAAGCCGTGATCGTCTGCCCTATGGCGTTATTCGGCGTGTGCGCGATGTGCAGCAAGACTTAAATAAGCGCGCTTCGAAGGCGCTCTTTATGCTTAACACCAACCAAGTCATTGCCGATGAGGGTGCAGTCGATGACTGGGATGTGATGCGCGATGAGGTGGATCGCCCTGATGGGGTGATCATTAAAAAGCCTGGCCGTGAGCTTGAAATCAGGCGCGACACCGAAGCTGCCAATGGGCAAATCGAGATGATGCAGCTTGCGGCAACCTCGATTCAAAAATCCGCGGGTGTTGCCCAAGAGAATATGGGCAGGCAAACCAATGCTGTATCGGGTGAGGCCATCAAAGCAAGGCAACTGCAGGGTAGTGTGGTGACCACCGAGCCCTTTGATAATTTGCGCTTAGCCACCCAAGTGCAAGGTGAAAAGCAGCTAAGCCTTATTGAGCAGTGGTACACCGATGCCAAAGTCATACGGCTTACGGGTGCCAAAAACGCCATCGAATGGGTCAAGGTCAACACCCCTGAAGTGCAAGCCGATGGTTCGGTGCGCGTACTGAATGACATCACAGCCTCGATGGCTGATTTTGTGGTGAGTGAGCAAGACTACGCAGGCACGTTGCGTCAGGTGATGTTTGAAAACTTAAATCAGCTTGCCGCACGCTTTCCACCAGAGATTGGTCTACGGGTGATGACCATTGCCATGGACTTTTCTGATCTTCCCAATAAGGATGAGATCGCGAATCAGTTTAGAAAGCTCACGGGCGAGCGCGACCCAAGTAAACCCCCGAGTGCTGAGGAAGAAGCACAAGCCCAAGCGCAGGCCATGCAACAAGCCCAGGCTCTCGAGTTACAGCGTCACATGGCGCTTGCTGCACTTGATGAGCAACGCGCCAAGGTGCGTGAGACCAATGCGAAAGCTGCAAAGCTTGAAGCCGAAGTTGCAGCGATGGGGGCAACCCTTCAAGCACAAGGTCTAGATCCCCAGGAAGTAGCGATGCGCGAACAGGCACTGAGGCAAGACATCGAAACCATTAAGGCAGAAGCTGCCACTGAGATTGATCGCGTATCAGAGGCATTGCGTAAAGCGCAAATGGATCTTGCCAGTCGAACGCTACAGATTCGAGAAGATGCCAACACCAAACTTGAAGTGGCTCGCATTGATGCAGATTCCAAGGAGCGTGTTGCGCAGATTCAAGCGGTATCAGACGAAAAGCTTGCCAAGCTTCAAGCGCAACTTGATGAGCTTTCTGAGCGGCTGAAAGAAGGTGAGGGCGGACACGGCGAGAAAGCGCAAGAAAAGCCCAAAGCGGAAAAGGCAAAGCCTAAGCCGCGTGAGCAATCGCCACCGTAAAAGACATCACCACAACAAAAGACATCACCATGACCCAGCGATCTGAACTTACAGCCGAAGCGCTTCGTGCTGCACCGCCCGTAACCGTTGCCGGTGCCACGATTGCAGGCGTGCCACTGAACGATCTGATTCTTTGGGCAACGCTTTTGTACCTGGTGCTTCAAATTGGTTTTTTACTTTATCGCTGGTGGCAGATGCACACGGCAAACCATAATGCTCGAGCACCTCAAGCCAATGGTGATGAACTGTTGTGAAGAACACCCGAGTGGCCGTTGCAGCGCTTAGTCTTTCTGCTGCAGGGCTTGTTTCAATCGCTTTACATGAAGGCTATAGCGATCAGGCCATTGTTCCTATGCCCGGTGATCGGCCAACGATAGGTTTTGGATCAACCACCAAGGCCGATGGGAGTGCAGTGCGTTTAGGTGACAGAACAACGCCATCCAAAGCCCTTGAGCGCGCATTAAGGGACATTGAACGCTTTGATACAGCGCTTAAAGCTTGTGTGCATGTACCGCTACATCAGCACGAATATGACGCCTATCTTGAGCATGCTTATAACGTGGGCGGCCAAGCCTTTTGCTCTTCGACGATGGTTAAGCTTTTAAACGCATCAGACTATGAAAAGGCCTGTGCGCAATTTGATCGCTGGACTTACTTTCAAGGTAAAGACTGTCGGCTTGCTGAAAACAAGTGCTCAGGGCTCGTTTTAAGACGCGCAAGGCAGCGAGCACGGTGTGAGGGGCGATTGTGATTGCGCTTGGCTTAGCGCTCAAAGTGGGTGCGGTGGTGGCATCACTCATGGCAATCGGTGTCGGTGCACAGCGCATCTACCAAGCCGGCTTCCAAGCTGCAGCACAAGAAGCACAAGTACGCGAGCTTCTAGCCAAAGAGCAGGCTCGAACCATGAGTGCAAAGCTCATACAAGCACAAATAGATAAACACAAAAGGATCGATCATGAAACCCAACGTGCCTTGGCACTTGCGCGTGAGCGCGCCGCTGCTTCTCGCGATGATCTTGAACGCCTGCGCAACAAGCTCTCAGCACTTAGCCACACCGATGTGCGAGCCAATACCCCAGATGCCAATGCCGGCTGTGGTGATGTCCGAGGAGAGCGTGACCGCCTGGCAGCACTACTCGCAGAAGGCGCAAGCCTGGTTGCAGAGGGTCAGCAAAGAGGTGATGAGTTGGCGGTGAGGCTCAGACACTTTAGCCCTGATTGATCCAAATTTCTCAATTGGGCGGAGCCCCCTCAACGTCGCTATTAAGGACTAGGTACTATTAAGGCTCTTTAAGCGTAAGTCAACTTTTCCTAGACAGAGCGTAATACAAATTGGTTGATTTAGCATTTCTTAGTCACTAACATGACATTCACAGGGACTACGGAAACAAACAGCACGCCAATGGTTATCAAGCGATGAGTGAAAAGCGGCAGCCCGAGCTAATGGCCCAACAACTTAGCCGAATGAAGATTGAACTCAATTCGGCTAGCTCACAACTGATGCTCGAGAAGGTTCGTCCCAATGATCCAAACCCAAACCTTGCTGGTATGGATAATGAGTCGGGAAGCGATGTATTGCCGGATCAAGGTCTACCGGTAATTGTAAGTGAGCCAGCACATCCAAATCACTTGGCTGAAGACTTACGCGACGAGGTTAAGCTACTTCGAGAAGAAAGTGATCTCCTACGACAAAGGGTTTCCGACCTCACAAGTGAATCTGAAAAACTCAGGGGAGCCCTCGAGTCCGCCGAATCGTCTTTAGCCAATCTCGAAGAGCAAAAGGCAAAGATACGAATAGATCAAGATAAGCTCGCGACCGATCAACAGGACTTCTACCGTGACCTTGAGCGACTCTATCAAATGGATCAAATGCAAGCCGCCCTAAACGAGAAGTTTATAAAGTTGCAGGATGATTCGATCGCGATTTCGGAAAGCAGAGAAGCATGTAAAAAAGAAATTGAAGCGCTTACAGAACTCAGAGCAATTACAGAACCTATATTAAAACTCAAAAGTAGAGTGCGTGATCTTCAGTCAACTGTAGACATCCTTAAAGCCGATCTGGCGAGCAAAATCCAAACTATCGACGAACAGTCAAAGCGGGCAGCGCAAGTTGCGAAGTCAGTAAATCGTATCAAACTTAGTAACCAAAATCTCAAAGTACAGATTTCTGATCTCAGTGATTCTGTGAGATCAAGCGCAGCAGAGACTAAAAAACTTAAGAGCGATAAGTCGAAATGCTTTAAGGAGATCTCAAACCTTCAAAAATTGCTCGATACAGAGGTGAGAGTTCGTCACACAGAAACGATGCGATGGATGATCGAAAAATTTAAGGACCCTGGTGAGAAACTTGTATGCAAAAAGGTCCTATTAAATGGGGATGGGCCTTACCCAGAGGGTGAGTTTATTAATTTCATTACTGAGTTGGACTTTGAACCATTTCATCGAGGTTACGATCACTCAATCGAAGTTTTGGTGGTGGGTTCAGAAACTTGGAATCGTCAAGATTTATTAGAACAGATTGAGCAGCGTGATGGGAAGAGACTCAAAATCTATTCCCAGGAATTGTTTCTCCTAATGCTTGCGCTAAAGCGTGATCCGTTAGCCACTGTTTCAGTTGATGATCTTTTACTTTTTGTGAAAGGTCATCCTGCATTTGAGTACCTTCTTTCGCTTGACTTTCCGTGGCCAGATTCAGAGATTCTGTTGGAACCAACCAGCGCGCAAAAGGGTGACATTAAAGGCTTGGTCGATAATTCACCGTTGTTTAAATTCGGATACTCAGTTGCAAAGCAAGCAGGTCTTGTGGCAGAGCAGCGACAGTTACTTTTGACTGATTTCTATAATTCAGATGACTTGACCTTTTGTGTGTCTCAGCCCTACATGGATGCCTGGGGGCAGTCGGCAACCCGCAATCGTTTACATCGAATGGCCTGGCACATCTTTTATTTGACGCGATCTCATCGTCAGCACAAGCAAGCAGTAGACAAATGGCTGGAAGATCTTAAGTGGCTCAAAGACAATTTTTACAGCCCTCTGAAGCGTTTCTCATGGCCTTCGTAACGGGTCCTTTAGGATAATTCTGGCAAATGTGCACCTGATCTTTGTTTTGGCCTATGTGGCTTCAAAAAGCTTGGAATTTCTTGGGCCATTGGTGGATAGCGCTCAAAGCGCTCTTTAACCGATAGTTTCTCAACCCGGTGAAACTCACCGAGCTTTACGACTTTGTCGCAGCCGTGGCACTCGCGCTCTGCATCTAGCCCGTCTAGGGCGTGTGAAAGGACGGGATCGCTGACTGATGCAAACTCGGCCCGTACGTGCTTCTGACCACAGTGCGGGCAAGCAAGGATGACGTAGTGGGCGATTCTCGACATTTAGAAGAAAGCTTTGCGATCTAACAATTGTTAGGGAAAGACCAAGCATGGCACCTTGCCGAGTATGAATCAACCCCTCAAGGATGCGCGCATGAGTACGCTCGATGAAGGCTTAATGGCAACGCTCACGCAAGAAGAGCGTGACGCGATGAAAGAAGACGACACAACGACTGAGTCGGTTGACTCAAGCGAACAGCCCGTCGATGAAGCAACTAGTGACGAAGTAGCTGGTAACGGGCTAGCACCGGAAGCGGGTGAGGCGAGTTCGGTCGATACAAAATCTGAGCAAACCTCAGATACCGAGCAATTAACGCAAGAAAGTACGCAGGTTGAAGTTGTTGCGCCTGACACCGATCCGCCGCAGCCACGCACTCAACCCATTCCGCGCTACGACTCAAAACTTCCCGAAGATTTTGATGCTCAGGTCAAATCGCTTTCGGACAAAGAGACAGAACTTAAGCGCCAGTTCAAAGCAGGTGAGCTTGAGTTTGATGACTTCGACGTTGCACGCACAGCCCTTCAAAGTGAGCGGGAGCTGCTAACCATTGCGCGGACCAAGGCTGAAATCAGCCAAGAGATGAATGCACAAACGGCTGAGCAACTCTGGACCTATGCCGTAAATCAATTTATGGATTCAACGGCAAGACTCAGCGAAGCAGCAGGTGGCATTGACTATCGTAAAGATACTGAAAAGTGGAGCGATCTTGATGGCTTTGTGAGAAGTCTTGCAGCACGCAGTGAACACGCTCATCAAAGCATGGATTGGTTCCTAGAAGAGGCGCATAAACGTGTCTTAGCTCTACATGGCATGTCAGCAGCAAAGACGTCAGATGCTGAAAGCTCGGCTGAGGCCAAACCAGTGATGAAGGCTATGGATCGAAAACCGCTTGATCGCAAACCCCCTCTCGACATCGCGCCCAAAACGCTTGCGCTTGTGCCAGGCGGTGAGGGGCCAGGTGACGTGGATGGTGAATTTGCGGACGTCTTGGCATTAGAGGGTCTGGCTTATGAGCAAGCGATTGCGCGTATGAGCCCCACTGAGCGTGAGCGCTTTTTGCGTGCGGCATAAGTCAATCGAACATCATCCATGGATTCATCTGTGCGGGTGAGTACCAGCTAATTTGATACTTCTCCTTGAGCATTTCGGCTTGACGCTTCCAGATCATATGACACCGGCCCATGCCTTCAAACTTAATCTCAGCCGCCGCCGCTTGCCCAGCTTCGTGAATTTTGTTGACCCACTTAGGGTCGTCCTCAAACGGATCTCGCAATTCGTCGTCGCGCCCTAGCGCGACAGCTATGTAAGAGGCAGCAACGATCTTGGATCGAAGCTCGTTACTCTGATCGGCCAGAAAGTGATTGACCATCGACTGATCAAGATGCGTTGCACGCTTAACAACATCGAGGTCTTGGGTTGAAAGGTTCAATGCCATAGCCAAAAGCAATCTTAGCGATGTGAGAGATGAGCCCCAGAAGACTTTAAAAGGGACGCACGATACGCTTCCCGAAGCTTGGCAAGCTCCTTTGAAGCCGTAGCCTTTTTGGGCGCAGAAGCGCTTTTGTTTGTAATTTCACCCACAAGTGCTTTCATGCGCGAGCCCATGGCGCTTCGATCGGGATCGTCAGCGCCGGCATGTAGCGCAATCATAAGCGCGTCGGTGAAATCGTCCATGGATTGGATAACGGCGCAAAAAGTCGGCGGAAGTTAGCCGATTGTTGTTTAGTGTTTCCCTACCATTTACAGCCCCGCCAAGCATGGCAGGCTTCTTCCCATAGCAATTAGTTCACGAAGCGCATGTGCTCTCGTGAAGCCTTAATGAGCCGCCTTACATGGGGAGTGAGCATGGCGCGAACGATCATTGGTGTGAATGACGCCAAAGCGATTAAGAAGTGGAGTGGGATGTTGGCCTACGACACCTCGCATAAGAGTTACTTTAACCAGCGCTTTATGGCGCGTGGCGCAGAAGCCGAGGTACCCATCCAGATCCTCACCGATCTTGAATCGGATGCGGGGGAGCAAATCAGCTATGACTTACTCGCTGAGCTTAAGATGGCACCGGTTGAAGGCGAAGACATTCTTGAGGGTAAAGAAGAAGGTCAAAAGTTCTATACCGATACGATTTACATCGATCAGGCACGGTGTGGTGTGAATACCGGCGGGCGGATGACGCGAAAGCGCACGCTGCACGATCTTCGAGAAAAAGCTAAGCGGCAGCAATCAAGCTGGTGGGCGCGTTTGATGGATGAGTTGCTTTTCATCTATTTATCGGGTGCACGCGGTGTAAACCCTAATTTTCTCCTTCCACTTGGCTATGCGGGACGGGCCAATAACGGTCTTGTTTCACCCGATGCGCAGCATGCACTTTACGGGGGTGATGCCACAAGCTTTGCCAATCTTGATGCAGCCGATACCTTTGATCTACGCTTAATCGATCGAGCAAAGACTAAAGCAGATAGCCAAGGCGGGGGTGCAACCAACATTCCAGTGTTACAGCCTTGCAAGATCGATGGGCATGAAACCTTTGTGTGTGTGATGCACACCTTTCAAGAAGATGACCTAAGGGCCAATGTGCAAACCGGTCAGTGGCTCGATATTCAAAAGGCAGCCGCTGCAGCGGAAGGTAAAAATAATCCGCTCTTTAAGGGCTCCTTGGGTATGTATCGCGGTGTGATTTTGCATTCGCATCGCAACGTCATTCGCTTTGGTAATGCCGGTGCTGCAGGCAATGTTGAAGCGGCCCGAGCACTTTTTATGGGTTCGCAGGCAGCCGTCGTTGCCTTTGGTTCGCCAGGCACCAACATGCGCTTTGATTGGCATGAGGAGACGCGTGATAACGGCGATAAGGTCGTCATTACCACGAGCTCAATCTTTGGGATTAAGAAAGTCACCTTTACCCACGATGGTGTTGGGGCACAGGACTTTGGACTTTTCTCAC